CCGCCGTCGTTGTAGAACACGCCGAGGGAGCGGATGCCGACGTACGGGTGGCTCCAGCCGCGGGTGGCGGCGAGACCGGGACGGTGGTGCTGCGCGGGGGCACGCATTACAGACAGTCCTCCCAAGGACAGTGCAGGCCCCGCGCCTAGATCCAAGTGCAGCACAGAAGTCACGACGTGTTCCCCCCGCTCCCCCGCGGCGCCGGATCGTCCTCGTCTCCCAGGTCCTCGTCGCCGTCCTGCGGGTTGCCGGGTTCGCCTGCGGGCGGCAGCTCGGGAGGCGGAGCGTCGGCCGGGTCGGGCTCGTCGACGGTGACACCGAGGAAGTCCCCGACGAGGCTCATGTCGCTGGTGGCGTCGGCGAGAGCGCGGGCCTTTTCGAACTGGCGGGCCTGGATGCGTTCGATCTCGCGGGCGGCGTCCTCGATGGGGAAGCCGGCCTCGGCGAGCATCTGCACGCCGGTCTCCAGGGACATGACGCCCTTCTCGACGCCGGTGGCGACCAGCTCGAGGACGGATGCCTTGTCGGTGGGCTTGTACGAGCCGAACGTGAGCCGGGCGGGCATTACGGTTACGCCGGCCCAATCGGGGTGCTGTCCGGCGAGGTAGAGGCGCTGCACGAACTTCAGCAGCAGCGCGTACTTGTGGTCGCGGGCGAGGCGCATGGAGGCGATGAGCGCGTCGAGGGGGCCGAGGGAGACGTCCATGGCGTACCCGGAGGGCGCCTTCGACGGGTCGAGGGTGCCGAGAGCCACTGCGGGCAGTCGTGCGACCTTGGCGGCGCGGTCTTCGAGGTCGTGGATGTGGTTGCGGAGTTCGGCGAGGTTCTTGCTGGTGTCCAGGGCGCCCATGCCGCCGCCTTCGCCGAGCTTCCACACCAGACCGGGGGCCACGCTGTGCAGTTCGGTGCCGCTTCCGGCGGCCTTCCCCCAGATGCCGACCATCGGGGAGCCGGTGGTGGCGGAGGCCTTCGCGGAGTCCGTGTCGGACGACGAGAGCTCGTCGAAGATCTGCAACACCTTCGCCAGGCTGCTCTGCCCCCAGTGCTCCTCTGCCGGGGGAACGGTGTTGGGGAGGTGGATCACCGGGACGAAGTCGATGAGCAAGTCCAAGTGATCCAAGACTTCGCCGTCGCCGCGGGTCGCGAACGTCGCCGACTCCAGGGGCAGGGAGTCGACGTCGGGGCTGCCCTTGATGTCCTCGAGGAGCCAGGTGGCGTCGGTGAGGTAGCAGGTGACGTAGGACGGGGCGTCGTTCCACGGGTACTGGCGGGCGATCGCGCCGGTGTCCGGGTAGTACACGTCGCCCTCGGTGAGCGGCGGGGGCACTTCGGCGTCCGGGTTGGCCGGGTCCGGGTCTCCCGCGGGGAGCGGGGCGCGCACGGCACGCCGGCCCGTGGCGTCGACACCGGAAGCGGTCGCGGGACGGATCCAGTCCAGCTCGTAGGTGATGCGCCGCAGCCGGGCCTTCAGCCCCTTGCGTTCGTTCGCCGGGAGCTCCCATGCGAAGTGGACGCGGGTGGGGTAGTCGCCGGCGTCTCCGTCTTCGGGCAGGACCGGGAAGTAGAACCCGGGGTCATGGACGCGCAGGACGGGCCGCATCTTGCCGGGCTCCCAGGCGAGCCGGTACACGCCGTCGCCGAGGGAGACGGCCTTACGTTCCGTCTGCTGGACCCGCATGGGCAGCAGTTCGTCCTCCGCCCACTCCCGCAGGAGTTCCTGCACCCGTGTGGCCATGGCCTCGTCGGGGGTGGGGGTGTCGCTATCGGTGTCCGCGCCGGCCACGGTGATGGTCTGCTCACGGCCGAGGACGTGCGACATGACGGTGTCGACGAACATCGACGGGTCACCGAACTCGCGCTTCTCCGCGGCATGGACGTCGCCGGCGACCTCCGCGAGCTCGGCGGCCTGGTTGTTGTCGTAGGCCGCCAGGAGCTTGTAGGCGGCGAGACGCTTCTGGTCCTCTTCGGGGACCCACATGGCGTTGGCCTCGGGGAACGCCCGCCGGTTGGGCATGCCCGGGGTTTCGCCGAGGCTCGTGCCGGAGTACACGGGCTTGTAGTTCAGCCACGACCAGGCGTGGATCACGACCTCGCGCAGGCGGCCCACCGGTACTCCCTCGTCCGACAACAAGCTCCAGGCCCCGCGCCTGTGATCAGGGTACGGGCGCGGAGTCGGTCGGTTCCCTGTGGTGTGCCCGCTCGGGGGTTCCGTGCAGGGGCGTGAGGGCGCGCACCGCACAGCCATAATGCGCCTCTGGCATATGCGACACGTCTGAATTAAGACGAAATGAGGTAGCTACCGGCACGTAATTAGCATCAACTTCTGCGGCAAGGGCCCTAGTTGCCCCACACCGCGCCCTAGAGTGTTCTCGCGGTGCTGTGCATCTCGTCCGCCTTCCGGATCTAGATCGGAGGGAGGCTTCCGATCAGGGAAGAAGGGACACGCAGTGCTCGGAAACGAGAAGCCGTCAGACGTGGAGATCCTGATCCTGTGGGTCGCGCTCATCCAGCTGCAACTGGATGTGGCGCAATGGATCAGTTCGCTCCTCGCCTGACGGCTACCGACACCCCGGCGGTCGGCCATCCAGGTCGGCCGCCGGGCCCGTTTTGGCCCATCCACGTGGATCGGCCGTACAGACACTGTAGGCAAAGTTAGCCGTACGGCGCTGCACTTTCGTCGCAGCAAAATGCTGCCACGAGATGTGAAATCAACTTGTGCGTGAATCTTTCCGCGACCAAAGTTCTGTGATTCACATTCGCTGAACATTGTAAAACCCCTGGTCACAGCGCTCTACCGGCGTCCTCGCAGCCGCTGGTCACTGTAGTGCTGGGTTCCCAGGCCCTGCTGCGCCGGGTCGGCCAGCTCAGTCAACGCGTGTACGGCTGCGTCCATACGGTCTGGAGAGTCCATGCCGGGCAGCCACGTGACCATCTGCCGTTCCAGGTCGGGGAACTCCCCCACGTGGTGGACGTGCCCTTGTTCGTACAGCTGCGCGATGGGCTCAGCGCGCAGGCGCTTGCCCTGCTTGGCGTTCACTTCGATGATCCGGGGCATCGTGCGGCCCTCGGTTCGGCCGGAGCGTTGGAGTTCATGCCAGGCCTGGATGAGGACCTGGCGGGTCATGTCGCCGCCGAAGTTCGTCTCCACCACCCAGGCGTCTGCGTCGCTGTCGATGGCGAGGAGGCAGGCCTCGAGACCCCAGGCGTTGGCGCCGTGACGTCCGGAGCGGTCGGCGTACAGGTAGAGCTCGCCGTCGGTGTCGCGGCCGGCGGCGATGATGCCGGTTTCGTCGTTGGCGCTACCGGATCCGCCTGAGGGGTCGATGGCGACGAGGCTGCGGGTGAGGCTGATGCCGCGGAACGCGGCGGGGCTGACCCTGTTGGCGGTGATCCAGGCCCATTGCCAGACGCCGCCTTCGAGGGGCCTGGGCTGCTGTTGGTAGAGGGCCCACCAGACGCGTTCGCCGACGGACTTGCGGATGCGGGCGTAGTCGTCTTCGTTGTACCGCTCGGGCCAGAGGGCTTCGCCGGGTTGCCGGCCGAGGGGGTCGTCGGCGGTGAGGGCGATGGCGGGGAGGTCGATGACGATCCAGTCGTCGGGTTCTTCTTTGAGGAGCCGGCCGGAGAGGTCGTCGTCGTCCCAGCGTGTGTTGACGAGGAGGACGGAGCCTTGGGGTTCGAGGCGGGTGAGGAGGACGGATTGCCACCAGTCCCAGACGCGCTCGCGCTGGGTGGGGGATCCGGCGTCTTCGGAGCCTTTAAAAGGATCATCCACGCAAGCCACGTGGGCGCCGCGGCCTGTGAGGGGTCCTCCGACGCCGGCGGTGACCATGCCGCCTTCGTGGCCGTCGATGTCGAACCGGTTGGCGGCTTGGGAGCCGTACTTGAGGTTGATGCCGAGCGTGGGGGCGTGTTCGGTGATGGTGTTGCGGATCCACCGGCCGTGGTCGTCCGCGAGGTGGGCGGCGTAGGAGGCGAGCATGAACCGGTGGTCGGGCTGGCGGCGCAGGTACCAGGTGGGGCCCCAGCGTGAGGTGCGGCGGGACTTCCCGGCGCGTGGGGGCATGGTCACCATGGCGCGGATGCGTTCCCCGGCAGCGATGCGCTGGTAGATGCGGTCGATGATGTCGAGGTGCCGGGCCTGCATCTCTTTGTGGTGGGTGATCACGGCGGCGAGCGCACCGGGTGAGCGGTCCATGGCCATCTCGCGTTCGATGACGGCGAGCTGGGCTCGGAGGTCGTTGGAGGCGCTGCGGACGATGTCGAGGCGCTGTTCCTGGGGGAGCGTCCGGTAGGTGGCGAGGAGGCTGCTATTCGCTGCCACTGTCCGCCTGGTCTTCGTCCTCTTCGTCGGCGGTGTCGCCGGGGACGGTGCTGGGGGTGGCGCCGAGGCCGATGAGCGCTTCGAGTTCGGCGGTGGTGGCCTGGCTCATTTGGAGGGGACCGCCGCGCCAAACTCAACGGCCT